ACTCGTCTTGAGTCATTACAGAAACAATGGTCTGTTCACTTAATGCTTTCTGTACCGGTTCAATTTTAACAATTTTTAAGACTTTCGGCAATCCATTGAAATTAATTAATTCGTTAAAAATCTCATTCAACGTATCTTGCTCCGGATCTATATATAAATTTTGATATAATTCCGCTGCCGTTCTCAATTCATCTGCGTTGTTTCCAAGTCCCGTATTATCTTTTATCCCAAATAACATTGGTGAGGTCACTCCATGAGCAGTATAAATTTCTTCTCTAATCTGTTTATTTAAACTATTGAAACGATCATCTTGCCCATTCGTTGGTATTGGAATTATCTGCGGGTGGTCTGAATTTTGATCCGTAAAGCTGAGTAAAGGCTTACCAGCATTATCACTTCCCGTAGCGTATTCTTTGAAACGTCTTTCAATGACCTGCATTTCCTCCTCTGTTGGTTCTCCGTTGTTAAACGATATGATGTAACCAGCAGATAAATTATTTTTTATGTTTTGAAGCGTAAAATTTGCAATTTCTACATCAGCTTCAAGATACGGAACTGCCGGAATGTAATCCCCCAAAGGATAAATATGTAAGTCTGGTCTATATTCTTTGTAATAAATGATATAATTCGTTGTCGTATTAATAGATTCATCAAAAGGAAATAATCTAAGCTCTGTAAAATCCTCGTTATTTTCTGGACTCCTTGCTTTCCAATCATCTGTATAAAAGTATTTATCCTCGTCCTCTATTGCTTTCCTGACATTTCCGAAATTAATATGCTCTAAAGCAGTAATTTTTTTATTCGCATCGATCATCACTTGCATACAAAATCCTCCGTAAACCTTTTTATCTTTTACGATCTTATACAATAAATCGGTCATATTATCAATGTCATTCGTAGTCCTTAAAAAAGCATCTATCTGTGCCCTCTCCTTAAATGAAACATCTCTGCTTATTGCAAAACCCTTTCCCACAATAAAATTAGTCTTTGCATTGATTATCGTTGCGTGTTTACTTGATTCATTATAAAGCTTCGTTAAGAAATCCGGATACGTATTTTTATAAGGTCTTTCGCTTCCATATTCGTACCAATCGCCACGTCTGGATTCTTTGAAAATCGGCAATTCGTAACCTTTGAAATTTAATGTAATTAATTTAACACTCATATCATGATGGGTTATATACTATGTTTGTTGTTGGTGAAACTGAATGCTGAGTAAAATCTGGTAATTCCGTTGCATCTAACAATCTCATTTTTCCGGATTCAACTTCCGTTAATCCCGTAGGATCTAAATTCGTTGCTGATACTTGCTCAAATGCTTTGTAACTATAATATCCTCCCTTTCCTAAAATCAACTTTCCATTAATGGCATCATTCACACCCTCAATAAAAGAAAACATATTATAACGATCTATATTAGTAGAAATATCCGCTATTATAGTATAATAATCGACCTTCGTTTGAGCTGACGTAAATTGAAAAAGATAATAATAAGTTCCCGTTAAGGTTGTTTTTTCCCAAAGAGTAGCTACAAAAATTGTCGTTGCATTTTTATTCAGCACTATCATTTCCCTTTTTTTTCTTCTTTTTTGGTTCAAATACGTCAGCTCCTAATTTCTTTAAAATTCCTTTATTTTCGTCTTTTATAACTATTTTAAATCCTTTTCCACACCATTGTTGTCCTTTTAAGCCTTTTTTAAACATAATTTTACGTTTTATGGTTTGTTTAATATATGTGAAATATTTGAATTATTAAAAAAAAAAGGGACACTATTTAAAGCATCCCTCAATAAAAGAAAATATAAAGTAGAAATTAAGTGCTAATTGTTAATCCAGCTACGACAGTTGCATCAATTTGGTAAGGAGTTTCAGACTCTTTTGCCATCAGTTCTATGTCATATCCGTTACGATCGCCAAACGCAGTACCGGTATTAGCTACTAAAGATTGACCTTCAGCAAATGATTGAAAGCCTAAGCCCCAATACACACCATTGTTGTCCTTAACAATAACTGCCAAACGACCTAAAACCATAAGTCTAAGTTCGTTGCTTTTAGCATTACTAAACTTATTCAATGAAAAGGCAATTACCCCCTCACTAAATCTTGTACCGTTTGCCGGATCAATCGTAGTAGTTGCTACAACGCTTCCAACTTCTTTTTTTAGTTCATATTTGTACCATGTTGCACCGCCATCTGTAATAGCAGTTACCTCATGATTCACTATTGAATAAGCGGTCATTGTGTCCCGCGACAATAGGTATAATTCTTCGATCCCACCGACACTGTCTGAGCAGTCCCTTGCAAAACCCGTAGCTAATTCACATGCCATGCTTTTATAGTTTTAAAAAGAGGGCTATTATACCCTCTAAAGTTATTATTTACGATATTTTTAATTTACACGCTTCCGCTGGAAAAGCCCAATTAATTCCACGTCTAAATGCAAAAGTAGTTTTAAAAATTCTGTCGTTTGGATCGTACCATGCTCTGTAATCATTTGCTTCCTCGTCTGGAAGATCAACACCAATAACAATGTTTGAAGCTCTTGTTAAATAAGCAACAGGATCACCAACAACCGCGCTGTTTAATCCTGAAAGACCTACAGTTCCAACAACTGTAACTTGTGGAAAACCTACTAATGGTAGTTCATTTCCGGGTGCGCCATCAACTACATAATGAAAATAATTTCCATCAGCAATAGCTCTCTGATACATTAAAAATAAATCCATTCCTAAAAATATTTTAATATCATCTGCATCTGCAATATCCTCATCCATTGATTGCGCTAAAAACGATAACGATTCAATAATGATTGAAGCAGTTTGAATACCAGCCGTTGGTGAAGCAACATCTACTACAGCAGTATGTTGTGCCATTAAACCAGCATAAGAACCAGCACCAGCAGTACCAGTCCAATCTAATATTTCAATTTGTTTCTGAATTTTAGCAATCTTTAAACCGAAATATAACTCAGCAAAAGGAATTTCTTCTTTTTCGTTTGTTACTCCTTGTTTAAGCATTGTCTGTGTGTACTTTGCAGCAAGGTCACTCATGCATAAATCTTCGTGAACTGCCAAAGCATTTGGCGTTATAGTTCTTTGAGATAAAGTAGTAGTGCCATCTGCAGATCTCGAGCATCCATCGTCTTGCAATTCGACATCTGTGTCTAAAATGTTAATGGTTGTCGGTCCCTTTACATCGGGTTGTATTTGTGCGTATTTTGATAATTGCCCACCAGCAACACTTTCAACGATAAGCTTCATTGCTTGTTCGTCTACGTAATTTGTTAATCCTGTTACATCAAAACTCATAAGTTCAATTTTTATTTAGTTAATAATATTTTTTGCTTTTAATCTTTCTATAATATCTGCTTTTTTATCTTTCTTTAAATTCTGGAAACCACTTTTTTGTTTTTTAACAGAATTTGTTGTTGGTTGATTAACTAATTTTTCGGTCAATTCCAATAAGCTTGTAAATGCAGTTTTTAATTGACTAATTTCTTTTTTCAACCCATCTATGTCCTCTGCTTTGCCAAAATGCTTTTCAGTAACAATAGATTCAATAATTTTCTTTGCTTCCTTTTTTTGATTCTCTGTTAAAGGTTCATTTTTCAATTCCTCATCTTCAGATGGCACCGCCTCATCCTCCTCTAATTCAGGCTCAGTAATCGCCACAATAACACCGCCCTCAGTCGTAACAACCCTTCCGTCTGCTAAAGTCCAATCTCCGTCTGGAGCTGGTAGAAGTTCATCCTCAACCATTACTACCATTGCAGCACCAAGAGTAACGTCTGGCTCAATTTGAGCAACCGTACCATCTTCAAGCACAACGTCTTCAAATTTTTCTGTTTTTGGGGTTTCTGTAACTTCTGTTTCCTTTTCCTCAGTTACTACTGTTTCCGGATTTTCTGTTACTTCTTTATTTTCTACTGTTGGGACTTCAACGTCCACACCTTCAGTTTTAAAAATATTTCTAATATCTTGAAATAATTGTCTTGCTTCATTCATAACTTTAAAGTCTTTACTATATATATGTGAAAAAAATAACTTTTTAAAAAAAATATTTATTTATTCTTATAATTTTTAATTACATCCCTGATTCTTGTAATAATTTTTTCTTTTAATTCCCTTCCGTTATCTTGACCAAAAAGTCCCTCTACACTAAAACCGTTAAAAACTCCGGCTTTAATTTGTTCCCACAATTCGTTATTTTCAACTCTCATAGATCCCCACCATGAGCCATCCGGAACTTCGTCAAATCCCTGTGGAGTATTAATACCTCTTTCCTTGTCAATAATCAAACTTTCAATAACATAGACACCATCAGCTTCATCATTTTTATTATGCATGATATTTATATTATTTGAATAACCATGCTTAAAAAATTTATTTACAATTTTATTAATAGTATCTTTTTTAAAGACTACATAAAATTTTTCGCCCTGATCGTTAGATCTTACAATAGGTAAGTCAGCAATCATGAAAAAACCGGACACAATTCTTTTTTCTTGATCCTGAATTTTAAATTGAAAATCTACATCTTTTTGTTTATTGAAAGCCAGCCATAATTTCTCAACTGCCGGAGCATCTACTAATGCGATGAAATCAACGCCAGATTCATCTTCGTCATTTATTACTAATTCTAATAGTTCCATAATTTTTATTTTATTGTAGCCTGTGTTTCAATCACAGCCACTTTGTTTTGTGTATTACTTATATCGGTTTCCGTTACATATACTTGTTGTGGTTCTTGTGGAACTAAAGTAGATGTATTTGTTACGGGTGCTATTTTAGGTGCTCCCGTTCCTCCACCTCCTGAAATATTAGGTGCTGAGACTGATCCACCTCCAGAAAATTGTTGTTGACTTATTTTCGCTATCTGAGCTGTAGTTACTGCCGATAATATTGCTAATTGACCTACCTTGTAAACCGTTCCAAATGGATCAGGTATAGTAGATGCATTCGCTAATATATTAACAACCCCCTGACTTGCTGAAATCAAAGCTTGTGCAATCTGTAACTTTTTATTCCTTTCAAATGCTTTCTTTTGTTGTGCTTCTGTCTGACCTTGGAAAGCATCATTTAATTGCATTAAAGCATCTATTCCACCCAGAGCTAAATTAAAAGATTCATCTTGTACTTGTTTTTCAAACTCAAGCTTTTTCTCTGCTGCTTCTTTATCTGCTTCTAATTTTTTCTCTCTCGCTTCTTTCTCATTCTCAATTTTTTCATCTTGTAACTCTGCCAATCTCTCTGCTTCTGCCTGTTCCCTTTCAAACTCTGCATCTACAAACTCCTGAGAAATATCTGCAATCCTTTGTTGATACTCAAACTCTAATAATTCCTTTTCAGCATCCGTTAATTTTTTATTCTCTAATTCCTTCTCATGCTTGAATCTTTCAATATTAATTAATGCCTCTGCTTTCTTTTGTTCGTCAAGTATATCTTCTGCATCTGCTTCCTTTCTTGCAACCTCCAGATCAAACAATGCCTGTTTATCTCTTTCTAATTTTTCCTCTCTTTCTTGCTTTTTTTTCTCGCTTCTTTTATTGCTTTTTTCTTCTCTTTCCTTTTCAATTTTATTTTCAAATACTAATAAATCAGCTTCAGCATCTTTAATAGATTGTGCTGATTTTTTAAGCTCTAAATCAAATTCTTTAATATGATCTACTTGTGACTTTAATATCTCTTGTTGTTTTTCTTTTGAAAAAATTATTTTTGCAGTAGCGTTAAGTTCATCCCAAATAAGTTGTAGTTCTAATTTTTTAAGTCTTATCCGTTCCCTTGTAAGTTCATCTTGTTCTTTTGCACTTTCGACTAATATTTTTAATTTTTGCCGTTCAAGTTCAATAGTTTCTTTTCCTAATGATTTTTGTATTTTAATTTCATTATCTAAACCTTTAATTTTTAAATCAGATATTTCCTTTTCACGCTTTGCTAATCTTTCAAGTTCCTTAATTTGGTTTGCTATCGATTCTAATTTTGCTTTAGTTCTTTTTGCTTCTGCTTCGGCACGTTCACGCTTCGCTTTTTCCTCCTCACTTTCTAAAATTCCTAACTTCTGCAATCCCCATTTTACTGCTTCAATGACTGCGATTAAAGGGAAAAGAGCAATCATCATCATCTGTTTAACTACTTTACCAAAAGCACCCATTCCACCTGTGATGTTTTTAACCCATTTAACAAGTTTTCCGAAGTTCATCACTAAAGCAACAACACCAATAATAATAGCTCCGATTCCTGTTGCCATTAAAGCAATCCTAAATAATTTTAATGCTCCTGAAGTAGCCCCAACAGCAGTAGTCCACAACCATTGACCAGCCGTAACAATCTTTTGACCAATAGCAGTTTCTTTTAAATTTTGATTCCAGATTTTCATTGCTCCGGAAACGCTTTTAGCAACACCCTCAAATGTAAACATGACACCAATCGCTTTTTCTAATTGTTCTGTGTCTTCCTCAGATGCTCCTGTCAATAACATAAAACCGGCAGCTGCTTCTCCTAATGATGCACCAAATCCAAGTACGGTTTCAGTAGATTCAACAAACTCATTGCTCATTGCCTTCATGTCACGCTTCATGTTGCTGAGTTGTTTTTTCTTTAATCTGAAATTCTCTAAAGCATGATTGTTATCCTTAATTGATGCTTTCAGGTGATCCATTTGATCGCCAATTTTTTTTCTTGCCTGTAAAGCAGTTTTTGGGATTTTCTTAAATCTTCTTTCAAGTTCAATTAATTCTAATTTAAACTCTTGGTTGATTTCTGTCAAATCGGTCATTTCTTTATTAATGCCGGAAATGTCTTTCTCTATTTTTCCAAGGGTTTGACCGCTTCTACCGGCATCAACATCTATTTGTAACGCAACTCTTTCTGCCATGATCTTAAATTATTATATAATTAGTACCGTCATACTGTACGGTAGCATAATCGTTTATTCCTGTTAAATTATGAGTAGCACCACCATCTATTGTTTCACTGCCAGCAGTTCTTAATTGTAAAGTATTAGCTGCTACAGTCTTTTTAAAATTCCATATTTTGCCAATGGTTGGCGATGATGGTAATGTTACTAATATCGAACCGCCTGAAGTATCTGCTTCATAAGTAACCACACTTTCATCCGCTGCTGTTGATGATGTAATAATAACAATACTACCAGCACCTCTAGCTTCGTTATTTATATAAGTAACATCACTACTACTTACTGTTGTATTATTAGTATTAATTAAAGTTATATTTTCAACGCCTGAACGTATAATGTTATCATTACCCTGTATTGTTATATTATAAGCATTACTATACACTTTATTATCATTACCTTTTATATCTACATTGGTTGCGCTTCTGCTAATATAGTTATCGTTACCTTGTATGTTTTGACTTCTATTACCTAGACTATTTCCGTTTTTTAACTGTGCATCCCCATTAGCAAATTTCGGTACATCTTCAGTTCCTAGCTTTACATCTATACCGCCTGTTGCAGTAGTAGTATCTGTTACAAAAGCATCAGCGTCTTTGATCTTTAGAAATTCACATTTAGTTATTGGATTGCTTGGATTGTAATTTTCTATTTTATTTAGTCTAAAGTAAGCACCATCAAAATAATATTGGTTTCTAAATGATAAGTTTCTAATGTCGCTTGGTCTTAAATAAAACCAGCCTTTTACTATCTTACTATTAATATCAGTAATTTCTTCTATAAACTTTTTATAAAATTTGTTATATAAATTGCTATTACTCCAAATAATTGTTTTATTAAATACTGCTGCCCAATAGATTTCATTTGTTAATCCAAAGCCTATATCTTCTGTTGGTTGAAAAGGTTCATTATACATTCCAGCAAAAGGATATTCATTTCGTAAATCTAATGAACCGCTATTATCATCATAAGTCCATTGAAAATCTGTACTTTTCATTCCCGCCCATTGTAATATTCTAATGTTGCTTTCTGTTCTTTGCACTCCGTTTTTATCATCAAATTTTATAATGGTTGGTATTACCCTGTCGTACCATTCTTGACCTACGCTTGGAGTTGGACTGAATATTATTTCAGTTTTAAAAGTCTTGTTTATAAAATCATTAACAACTTCCTCTTTTCTTTGCCCGTAAATTTCACCCCAAGTATCATTATATAATTCATTATAATAGTCTTTATCTTGCTTGTAGGTAAATAAATATTCTTTACTATCTAAAGCACCCATCGGTAAAAACTCAAGCTGTTTACTTACGTCTAATTTCTGCGACCAATCAGCAACAGTACTATTATAAAAGTCATCTCTAGGTTCTATAAAT